GGGTCTATAAAAAGTAGTCTATGAATGTGTGAATCACTATGTATATATGATAGTCAAGTACCTGTACGCACACAAGGGGGGTGGGGGGTGTCCTCTATCTGTGGATTCTGCAAACAAAAGGGGGGTTACTCTGCTTCCTCTTTACTTAGTAGGGCTATGATCTTCTCCTCTATCTCTTCTTCTATGGTCTCGCTATCCCTTGCTTCCTTTATCTCTATGGTGTCGCTGAATAGGTTTACTGTTTTACCTAATAAAGACAATGCCGATATCCTTGCGGAATCTGAATCTGCTTCTTGGCTCTCTTTCATAAGTCTTTCTAAAACGTAATTCCTTGTACGAAGGGAAGAAGCTACTGAACTATCCTCTTTCCTCTGTATTGCCTTATGTAAGCTTAGTGCTATCTTAGGGTTAGCTACTAGCTTGCTTGCTTCTACCTCTACCCACTTAGGTATCTTCCCTGTCTTGGTTAGCGTAACGTCATACACCTTTGCATATGCTTCCTTATAGCTACCCAACTTGCCCTTGATAATCTCATCTACAAATGCCCTCTGCTTTATGGTGAGGTCTGTGTCTTTGTTCACGATCTTGAGGTTTGGTTTTTCTGTCTTGTCTGTCATGGTTCTGATCTCCTGTTACCAGTTAATTATTATCTACCAGTAAGGAGAATTTGGGTATGCTCACAATCTGCTAGCTAATATGATTTGCAATGATGAATCTTGATGTTATACTTGCACCACACAGAGCAAACGGATGACCCTCTTTAAAAGCTTCGCCAGTCTCACGAGAGATTGAAGGTTCTAGAAGTAGGATGCGATTAGGTTCAAATATAGTGAAGGTCGCAACTGAATCCGCCTAAGAAAGTGACTAGTGTGAGGAGAGTGTAAAGGTTATGTGCAAGGTAACTGAAGAAGCAAGACCCACTAAACTCAAAGGGAACGAGTATGTCGTTTAGCTATCGAGAGATACCTAATTGGAACGTAACATTAAAGAGACATATTCCGAAACTTTGAGGACAGTCCTCCAACTGTCGCAAGGTGTGTACCTTGCCTGATGAAGCGAAAGCAGAAACAGTAACTAACTTAATTCGTGGAGGAATTATGAAAAATATAAATAGCGGTGTCCTTGCAAATAACTTTTACAAAGACGTAGATGCTCCTTGCCTAATCAAAGCGGATAGCGATTTCAAATCACTTATTGGAAAAGAAATTTCTATCCTTGCTGACTTAATCAGTTTAGCTAGTGAAGATCAAGATTTGTTAGCCGAACTTAGCGAGAAGCATCCCCTCCCCTCTAGAGAATTGTTTCATAGACTGTCAGATATCTTTGAGAAGATTACTAAGTCGAACTCTGTTGAGTTTCACTATGACAAGGACTATGGTTTTCCTGTGAAGGTGGAGTATTAAATAATTGTGGGGGCGGTCTAATAAACTGCCCCTATCTGTATCGAGGTGTGTACCTTGACTGAAGATTCCAAAAGGATGAAACAGATAATTAATAACTAATGGAGGTTAGAAAATTATGATTGTAGAAACTAGAAAATGTAGTGTATGCAATACTGAAGATGACTGCGAAAATATGGTTATGGATTTAGAAGAAATTCTTGATTGTTCAGAAGAAAGAACACGAGAATGGGAAACTAATAATCCTAATATAGATTTGCAATCTTGGTTTTGTTGGGATTGTTGCACTACTACATCTATTGAAATAGAAAGTGAGGTGAAGACATGAAGATCAAAGTCGTGTGGAAAAATGTCTTTGGGAATTACCTTCTTTATCCTGTTTGCGATACTGCTGAGAAGTTAGCAAAGCTGACGAGATCAAAGACCTTTAACGATTATCACGTTAAGGTTATTGAAAGTCTTGGGTATGAGTTAGAGGTTGTTCCTTTCATACCTGAGAAAACCTACTGATGAGATTGTGAGATTCAATCGAAACTAGACTGCTTGCGGTCTAGTCTAGGTGCTTGCATAGTGCGAGCATATAACTAACTAATGGAGGTTAGAAAATGATAAATGAAAAAGGGTTACACGATTGTTGTGAGTGTTCTCATTTAGAGATTGAAATTCGTAAAGTAAGATCACACTTTGAAAATGGTCTAATTGATGATGCTGATCACGATCATCAAGTAAAAGTTTTAATTCTTAGAGATATGATTGATCAATACATAAATGAGTTTATGGGTGCTATCTATAAACTGAGTGATGATTTAGAAAACTCTATTGATCTTGGAGAAGATCAACTTAGGTTTAGAATGAAGTGCTTCAAAGAATTTGAATCACTTATGAAAGGTGTGAATAATCCAAAGCCTACTGATGATTAGCTGAAATGCTATGAAACGAACTTAACTGTTTAGCCAATGCCTACGAATATGAAGCGTGTTGCATTGTTAAAACAAATTATGGTTAGGTTCGTATAGGTGCTTGCATAGTGCGAGCAACATTAACTAGATAAATAGAATGGAGGTTCTTATGTATCCTAGTAAAGCATTACAGATTATGAAGTCTGTATTAAATGGGGGCAATGCCCCTTTCCTCTTAGGAGGAACAGGTGTTGGTAAATCTGCGGTTGTTAAACAACTTGCGGAGGAACTGGCTAACGATAGAGAGATTGTTTCTGATGAGATCAATCCAACTGCAAAACAGTTTGGGTGGATTGACTTTAGACTATCTCTTTATGAATCCGTTGATCTTGGCGGTCTGCCTTATATTGGTGACGATAACCAACAGAAGCGTGCCTTCTTGGGTAATCTTCCGATTGGTGGTGAGGGTGTTTTATTCTTTGATGAATATGCACAGGCTCATCCGAGTGTTCAAGCCATAGTAGGACAGATCATTTACGAGAGAAGATTGGGCGAGTACATCTTGCCTGAAGGGTGGAAAGTTATCTGTGCAGGTAACAGATCATCCGACAGGGCAGGCAGTAATGCTCTGCCTTCTCATGTGGTTGGTCGTTGTTCAATTATTAACTTTGAACACAATACGGATGATTGGTTGAAATGGGCGGTGGACAATGATGTTCATCCTGATGTATTGGGTTATATCAACTTTCAACCTGAATGGTTGAATGTCTTTGACCCAAAAGTCAAAACTCCTCAACCTTCACCGAGAGCATGGACAAGATTGTCTGATACTTTGAAGACTAATCCCTCCAATGATCTGAAGCAATTGATTTGTGAATGTGATATTGGCGAGACTGCTTCAATAGAATTCATGTCTTTTCTGTCTCTCAAAAATGATGTGCCTGATCTTGACCGAATAGTCGAAGGTCTTGAAGTAGATGTTCCTGATCAAGGGGGCATTTGCTACGCTACGATCTGTGCGTTAGTGACTGTGATTAAAGAAGCGAATGACAACAACGTCACAAGCTATTTTAAGAATAGTCTCAACTTCATAAATAAGTTTCCTTCTCCTGAGTTTGGAATCTTCTTTATGCGTTCTGTGACAGGAGCGAGACCTGAGTTAAAAGATACTTCTACCTATGGAGAATTCAAGGTTGAAAATTCTGACTTAGAAGTCTAGCCCCGTCTGACGGGAGAGAGAGAAATATTTATTATTTACTGGTAAATGTTCTTTTTCTCCCCTCAAGCTTATCTGATATTGAGATGCGTTATCTCAACTGATGATTGCGAAAGCATGAAATCAGATAACTTTATCTAACTGAATGGAGGTTCAATAATGGATAAAAAACTAAGTACAACTCTATCTGAGAATGCTACTTTGGTTCGTGTTGCTCTAGGGCATCCGAGCGGTATCAAAACAGATAAGAGTTTGAAAAATGATTTGGCAGAAGATGTAAATTCTAATGCTGACTTATTAAATGTTTCTAAACACATCTTTGGTAGGAATGTGAACAAAGAATTTCGCAGTATTATCAATGCGTTTAGAAATGACTTTTACTATCCTCTTACTTTGCCTTGGTCTGATACTTCAGACGATAAAGGGGTTAAGGTTGGTGGTGGTTGGCGTTTGTGTCCTAACTCACAACTTGAAAAACTTCAGTACGAAGTGAATCAAGCAAAGCTGATTTGGGATAGAGAGGTGGAAGGTTTTTTCAAACAACTACCTCTAGACATTGCGAGTGCAAAAGACAGATTAGGTGATGCGTTTGACGAAGACGATTACCCTACTGACGATTGGGATTTGCAAAGACTGAGAGATAAATTTATCTTCCAGTTTGAATTGTCTCCGCTACCTACTTTTGGTTCTGATATCAGATTAAATGTATCTGATGAACTTAGGAAGAGGATAGAAAGTGATGCAGTAAACAGAGCAAGCACCAACATTAAAAACATTTTAGTTAATACTGTTGATGCACTTGTTTCGCAAGTAGATCACTTAGCAGAGAAGCTAAAAGCTTATGACCCTGAAAACAAACAGAAGGGGTTCTTCAACAATAGCAGTATCGATAAATTGAGACAGGCGGTTGAAACTCTTCCTTCTATTAATTCAGATATCTTAGGCAATGATCAATCTATCTCTGATGCTCATCAAAAACTTGTAAGCGTTCTTGCTTCTATCAACTCTGTGGAATCTCTGAGGGATGATACGGAACTGGGAGAATCAAAACGTAAGGAAGTAGCCGAAGGTCTTGAGCAGTCTGTTGATGGACTTAAAGGTGGGTTCTTAGAACGTGCCTTTGGAGGTAAGAAAAATGACTAGTTTAGAAAAGATCATTAAGGCTAGATCAAAGCTAATGCAAGGCAATGTGGGTATGGCAAGTATGCTCCTACACCTTGATTTAGTAGAGGTCGATTCTTCTAAGTGCGACACTATGGCAACTGATGGAAAGAAGATTTATTTCTTTCCTGATTTTGTCGAAGGTCTTATCGAAGAGGAATTGCAAGGTGTACTTGTTCACGAAGCTTTGCACGTTGTCTATGAACATCCTTTGAGGAGAGGGAATAGACATCCTAAAGTTTGGAATATTGCTTGCGATTATGTAATCAATAATTACCTACACTATGATCTAAGAATGACTTTGCCAACAGGCGGTCTTCTTGATTATCAGTACAAAGGTTGGACTGCTGAAAAGGTGTATCAACATCTGATTAAAGATGAGGATGCCTTGCAAGATGCGGTAGATCAGATCAACAATGACAACGAAGAACACAAGCCTGAAGATTCGCAAGATTCCGAAGGTGGAGGGGATTCTGAGTCTGATGATCAAGGAGAAGATCAATCATTGACTGGTCAAGGAAATATTGAAGAGCATGATGAGAGTCCAACTCTTTTGAGTGATCTTGATAATCTTCCTTCCGCAATTGGAGAAGTTTGGGATGCTACTAACGAAGAAGGCAAGCCAATGAGCGAAGCAGAAATGCAAGAACTCAAAGGTGAGATTCAAAGAGCAGTTTCACTAGCTGACAAGCTAGAGCAATTTGGAAGCGGTACTTCTAATATGAAAGGTGGCATTGAGAGTGAGAGGGAATCAACTATATCTTGGAAAGATATGTTGAATGACTTCTTGCAGTCGTTGAATTGCAATGACTACTCTTGGTCTAGACTTAATAAACGTCATGCGTGGAGAGGTATCAACTTACCTAGCAAGGTTCGTAATCCTGAAGGAGGAGAACTTGCTATAGCGGTTGATACAAGCGGAAGTGTTTCACAACACGAACTAGATCAGTTTGCGAGTGAAGTACAAGCTATGGCTGAAGACTGCGGATTGGACAAGGTTAGGGTTTGCTACTGTGCTTCTACAGTAGTAAAGAATGACGAAGGTGAATGGTGGGATATCTACGAACTGAATCAAGGTGAAGACCTAGAGTTAAAGGTTCGTGGTGGGGGTGGAACTTCCTTTGACCCTCCCTTTCATCTGTTCAATGAATGGTCTGATGATGTGGAAGACGTTCAAGCCTTTGTTTACTTTACAGATGGATATGGAACTGTAGAGCCTGAACAAGAGCCTGAGTGTCCTGTGGTGTGGTGTGTAACCGATAAGAGTCGTTACTCTGAAAACCTTCCTTTTGGTGAGGTGGTTTACGTTGATACTGCTGACTTCTACGCATAAATGGATTCTAAAGGTAGGTTAATTTAGGAGGTATCCTAGGTTAGCTTACCTTCAGTTTCGCTCTTAGGTTGGACTTCTGTGATCCAATTTTTAAAAACTGATAGCAAAAATGTGTGTTTTTGCCTGATGAGAGGAAAAATCCTTGAAATCAGTTTTACTAACTATTACTTACAATGGAGGAAAAATTATGAGTAATGACACAGAATGGTTGGTTATAAAAACCAACAAAGATAATGCTATCTTCACACAAGTCGTTGAGGCAAGTGAACTTAATGAGGCTTTAAACCTAGCAGAAGAAAATTTTGATTGGGAAAGACAAGCTGATATTTTTGCAACTTGTCGAGATGGATTTTACGAACTTTGTTATGAATTTGGTTTAGAAGATGTTGATATTGAACCTGACGATATACAAGCGTTTCCAAAAGGTGATGATGATGAGTAAGCTTAAAGCGGTTATTAAATTAACCAAAACTATGCTTAACAAACATATCATTGATGCTAATGCTAGCGTTAGAGAGTTTGTTAAGACTCAAGATGTATTCTTTGATGA